TATAGGGGTTCTATTCTCTTCTCTCTCTCCTTCTCTTTCTCTGTCCGTCAACCTACCCCTCTTTTGATCTCGGTACTTTTGTCCACGAGAGGTCGAGGTGGGGTCGACTTGATATCGAGAATAGTTCGACACGGCAATGACACCGTCTCCAGATTCCGTCAGGAGACCACTTTTCAACAGGCCGTCCACACCCCTAAAGAGGCGTGCGCCGATGACTGTTTTGAGGTGCTGCCGATTCTTGAACACTCCGCCGGAGCGCAGCAGCTTCACCTCACCAATGATCGTGATGAACGCGCGGAACTGCGTATCAGTCAGCGCCGAGATCTCTGCGTCTCGATGTGCGTTTGCTACCCACTTGAACCAAACCATCTAGTCCTCCGTCTGCGTTAGTGGCTGGGAGAGGTGGAGGTCGCCAGTCTCTCCCAGCCGTAGTTGATGCCGCTCAGATCAGAACGGCAGATCCTCAATGCTGGTCTCAGTGCGCTCAGGCTCACCAGTCGGTGCCTGCTGCTGTGCGTTGACCCAGGCAATGCTTGGCTTGCGCTTGCAGAACTGGCCGTCGGTCTTGCCGCCGCAGGCGTAGAAGGCGTTGTACGCCTTGCCAGCCTTGCTGACCCCTGCCGGCTTGAACTGCCACGCGGTGCGGTGGTCTGGGCACTCGCCCTCCGCGAACAGCATTGCGGCTGCTACGGCGACATCCGTGCTCAGAACTGAAGGCTGAGAAGCCTTCACAGAATCAACGGAGACGGCCCTAGGAGCCACGGAGAGGCTCGTTCCTGTGCCTGACGCATAAAGAGACCGCCCCACACCGATCTGGGCTGCACAGCGGCGCAGAGCGTCGCTGGCTGCTGACTTGTATGGCTCGTCATCCTGAGAGCTGTTTGGGTAGCCAAAGTCCTGTCGGACGGTGGTCACGCCATCGATCACGGCGATCAGGGTGCCGTGTACGACCTTGGCGGCAGCGTCTGCCACCTTGACCTCAAACTGCCAGCCAGCCAGACCCAGCACATCGTCAAGGCGCTGAGCTACGGCTCGCGCATCGGCGTAGGTGAAGGTCATTCCGCCGCGCCCTGGGCGCTGCTTTAGGTCTGTGCCGGTAAAGGGTGCGGCCAGTGCCGCTGCGATTTGCTTACTCATTCTCTGGTCCTCCAATGGTCTCTACAGGTAGCAGTTTCTCCGCCACCAGATTTAGTGAACTTGCCTTGGCAATGTGTCCGCTCTCGAATACGGTTCCCTCCTTCACTTCTGTTGCCAGATACAGATACTGGCTCTTATCCATCACTCCGAGCAGCCACGCTCGCTGGAATCGTGTAGCGCTGGGTGCGCCATTCCGATCCTCACCGAACGCGAGCTGCAAGTGAACGAATGCGTAATAGTCCACCGCTTGGTGGTCTCGGATGTAGTCAAAGACGCTCACCTCAACATCGTTGCCAGCCGGTCGGCTCCACGCCTTGGTCTTGACATCGACTTTGAGACCGCACACTTCGTAGTCGTGCGTCGTGCGATTGACTGGCAGGTAGGGCATCTTGCAATCTCGGAGCACCTGCTCAAAGACGGCCTGACCTAGCACGCCAGTCCAAGTCGTGTTGCCTGTCGCCTTCTCCTTGCGGAATCGCAAGCCATTGCTGGACTGCGCCTCTAGGAACATCTCCTCTGCGCGGATGATCAGCGCAGGTGTGATCGGTACCTCAATCACGCATCACCATCCTTGCCGTGAACGCGGAACACGCGCGCACCTGGCTTCTCTGAGGTGAAGCGCTTGATGGCTTCGCTGTAGGTGTCTGGCGCAACAGTGCGGAGGACATCCGCGATGCTCTCCCAGTCCACCTTGACGCTGCTCTTGTTGGTCTTCCAAGTGGCAAGCCACCCCTGACCCTTCACGCCTTCGCCCTCACCGATGGCTTCCTTGATGGCGATTGCCATCTCCTTGAGTGCAGCGTCAGCAGCCTCTGCCTCAGCCTTCGCCTCAATGTAAAGGCGCGCGATGTGATCGAGCTGCGGATCTGCCTTGGCGTAGGTATTGCTGATCTGCGGCTTGACCTCCGCGAGTGTGTCGCTGTCGTTGCCGGTCAGCGGCGGTGGAGTCTTGGTCTTGACCAAGTCTAGGAACGCTACGGCCTTATCGAAGAGCATCGTCTGGTAGACAGGGTCAGCCTCTACGCGCTCAATGCGAAAGACCAGCCCAGAGAGCAGGACTGCCACATCAACGGCGCGAGCACCTGTGCAGAACATCTGCCACTGCACTTGGTCAATGTACATCTGGGGAACAGGTGCCAGCGCCCATGCGTTGCTGGTTGAAGTTTTGATTTCTACGAGAAGATCTGGCTCACCGACCACCGTGCGGTCAAGCGATGCCATCGCCCAAGGGTGCTCCTTGAGGCGCACGATGCCGTTGCTCTTTCGCAGCTTCTTGCCAGTCTCTGCGGTGTAGTAGTCAGCCACTGCCTGCTCTAGGATCTGGCCGCGCTGCGCGGCTGCACCTGCTGGCTGCTCACCGACCTGACCAGTCAACTCTGCCCAGAGACGGTACGCCGTCTTGTATGGCGATGTGCCGTTGATGGCTGTAATGCCGGTGGCGGTAATGCCGCCCTTCCGCATCTCGAACCACTCTGGGCTGCGCTGTGGCGCAGATACAAACTCGTAGCGCTTGCTCACTGTGTGACCTCCTGTCGTGTGTTGTTGAGCGCCTTCTCTGCGGCGCGCAGCTTGCTCTTCGCTTCTGCTAGGCGCTCCTTATCGCCGTTGCTGTAGATGTCTACGACCTTCTTCCAGTGGCTGACATTGCAGTCAGCGCAGAGGCGCTCAATCAGCGAAGGCTTGATCTCGGTGACCATCTGCCGCGCGCAGATCACGCACTTCCACTTCTTCATCCGAACACCTCCCAAAGAATGACCGCCAGAATCCAGACAATCATCAACGCAACGGTAAACTCGAAGCGCTCCTGTCGGCGTGACTCTCGCTGGAGCTTCTCGTACTCGCTGCTGAAGTACGGCCGCACGACCATTTTTGGCGTGCTCTTACGATTGACCTTCACAGTGACCCTCCTACTACTAGCACGATGTAGATGCACGCGATGAAGATCGCGTACCCAATACCGTCAATGATTGCTGAACGCATCAGCGCACCGCCAATCGAACTGGCGATTCAGCCATCTCTTGGAGGCGACGCATTACGATCGACAGGCAAGGTGTGCAATACAACTTCTTGCCACCGCGATATTTAGTGCTATGCAGTCGTTCGCCGGTGCACTTCTTGCCGATGTTTCCACCGATGCACTTCTTGTCCACTTTGACCTCCTTGTCAGTCCAACCGTCTGGCTGGTTTCCTCCTGACATAGGCATCATAGGGTCAACGGTTCGCGCCTGTCAACCCTGTTGCGTGAGTATCTTTTATGCAGAGTGAATAGCCCCTGGGTGAGGAGGGATCACCCAGGGGAAGCCGTCTAGGACGGCTGCGACAAGTCCTCTAGAGCGAAGGCGATGAGGAGCCTGAGGCAGATGCCGCAGAGGAGCACCTGCTCAGACTCGACCTCCCATACCCTGCTCTGTAGCTCGCAGACCGAGCAAGTGCCGTAGGGGCGCTTGACTCGGATTGGCATTGCTAGTTGCGCTTGAGGCCGTATGCGCCGTTGTCGCGGTCAAGTGCCTTGACCACGATGCCCAGCCCTGAGGCGAGACCGGCGGAGACGATGGTGCGGAAGTCGCCACCTTGGATATCCAAGAGTGGGATGCCCAGACCGAGCGCCACCGAGATGCTGACCGTGAGGAAGGTGCGGACAAAGTCCAGCGCGATCTCATCGACCTGCGTGTTCGCGGCGACATACTTGATACCTGCCCAGATGCGGTTCATACCCTTCTCCTTGCTAGTCGCAGCGGCTGCTGCATTGATGACGGCGAGACCGTCTGCGGCGATAGCGCCCCAGTCAGCCTTGCCGATCTGATCCAACTGCGCCTGTACAGCGTCAGGTGTCTTAGTACCCTTCGCCACTTTTCGTGGCTCTGCGTGGCTCCTAGATGCCTCTACGGCGACTTTAGGAGCAGGTGCTGGCGTAGGTGCCGCAGGCACGACTGGCGCTACCACAACTGGCGCAGCGACAGGTGCTGGAACTGGAGCCGTTGCCGGAGCAGCGACTGGCGCAGGAGCGGCGACCTTGCCTGGATGCGTCACGATCAGCAGGCACTTGTAATCAACGCCAGCCTTCTTTGCCTTCGACTTACTGCTGGCGATCTGGCGCAACTGCTCAACGGTGACTGGCACGCCGTAGCGTTCAGCGGCGACCTTCTCGTCACGAGTTGGGCAAGCCCACTGCCAGCCGTCAACAGGGTCATAACCTGCGCTCGTCATATGGCCGTAGCCAGCCGTGATCTTGGCAGGCTGTTGCTTGCTCCACCACTTGTGCCAGCGGTCGTGCCACGCGCTGATCTTTACGCCTGCTGGGTAGCCGACTGGCTGCTGCACCCAGACCATCAACGCCGCGCCAGCCTTGGCAGCGGCGACTGCGTCGTCCCACGACTTCGCATACCGAGCCTTGCCGCCTAGGTGCGCGATGACCTTTGCAGCCTCAGCGAGAGAGCCGCCGTTATCGGACTTGCCCTGCACATCCTTGCGGCCAGTGACCTTCTTCATTGCTTCCACGCCCTGAGTGGCGCTGTAGTCGACCGTGTAGCCAGAAGCCCACGAGACTGCGGCGGCACAGGATGACCAGGTGCAGTCATCTAGGATTTGCTTGCTGCCCTTTAGTTGGGCTTCAGCGTCTGAGTAGAGCTGCGACTTAACCTTGTACTTCACGCTGGGTTCTCCTGCTTGATCAGCACTGCGAGTGCGCGACCGGCTGCGTCGTAGTCCAGAGCAGCGCTGACTGGATGACCAGCCGTAACGCCCACGGCGTACTCTTTGCCGTCGTTCTCAATGCGCCAGAGCGTGCCGCCGAAGGCGGTGTGATTGTCGTTCGGTACGACCGCGACCCACTCCATCGGCGCGGTGTCAACGCGCGTCCAGCCCTGTAGGTGTACCTGCTCGATGTGATCTGCGTGTGGCATCAACCCTCCATCCACCGTAGTGGTCCAGTCAGTAGCCAGATCAGCGTGAGACCGCCGAAGAGTGCGGCCATCGTGGACTGCGTGTCGCCCTCTGGCAGAACGACCACAGCGAAGAGCAAGCCTAGAATCGTCCAGGCTCCACCGACGAGATCAACGATGATGCGCTTGATCACTTGGTCACCTTTCTCGCCGCAGCAGCAGCGCTAGACGCAGCAGCCACAGCGGCACTTGCCACCTGGCTGATCACGATTGCTACCGCCACCGGAGCAGCCTTCTCTTTCTCGGCAGGTGAGAGATCCTTGCCTAGGTTGGTAATCGCCTCAATCGCCTTGGTGACGGTCTCGGCGACAGCAGCAACAGCCTCACCAACTGCCGCAACCGTTTGCTCTGCAATGTTATCTGGTGACGGTGTCGGTTCAGGTGTTGGCTCCACGGTTGGTTCAGGCGTTGGAGTCTCAGTAGGCGACGGCTTTACTGATGGTTCAGGAGTAGGTACAGGAGTGGGAGTAGGAGTAGGGGTGACTGTCGGAGTAGGAACTGGCGACGGCTCGGCCGTGGGCGACGGCTGGGGTGTGGCAGTCGGTGACGGCTCTGGGGTTGGTTCAACACTTGGCATCTCACTTTCTGTAGGGGTTGGGGTAGGCTCTGGCGATGGACTTTCTGATGGACTTGGTTCTGGCGTTGGCTCAACAGATGGCTCTGGGCTTGGCTCTGGTGACGGCGTTGGAGTGGGCGCTGGCAAACCGCTGGTAGTTAGCCACGCAGCAGGAACCACGCCATAGCCGAGCGTCGGTGCGCCGTACCAGAGACGCGCGCACGCGCCACCGCCCCACTCAAACATCCAGATGTCGAGCGCGTAGGACTGCCCTGCGACCAGCTGCGAGTAGCCCTCATTCGGCCCAGACCAGTGACCGCCGCAGCCGTGGAAGTTCCAGTCATCAATCGTCAGCACGCCGTCTAGCGTCATCCTCCAGCCATCGTCGCTCCAGTTGAGGAACTCCCACTGGCCGCTCTCTGGCACGGTCAGCCAGCCTGTGAAGTTCACAAGGAAGAAGTCGCCTGGGCAGCCCTCTGCCGGTGGAGCGCCGCCCCAGTCGTAGTCGATGTTTGGCACGACGGCGGAGTAGCACGGCTCGCTTGTCGGTGGGGTGACCCACGGCTCGAACGGCCACGACATCTCTGGGTAGACCGTCATCGTCACGCCCTGCTGCGGCAGATCCTCAGCGCGCACGATGGGCAGGAAGATGAGCGTGCTGAAGATGATTCCCAGCAGTGGGAACGCGAGCCGCTTCACTTAGAAAGCAGCGATGCAACGAGCGGCACCAGTACGCTGAACAACAGCGCACCAATGACCACTAGTCCTCCTTTGAGTTTATCCACATCCGAGCGCACCTCATCCAGCTTCGCCGAGTGAGAGTCCAGGCGCTCGATCAGTTGGTCAATCTGGCGCGGTGTCATCGTGACTCCAGCGCGGCAGTCAGCGCCAGCAGCGCGTCAGTTCGAGTTGCGCCAGTGGCGCGCTGCTTTGGCTCATCCCAAGAGTTTGGCAGCCCTGCGTCAGCAGTCCACACGCCGTCAATCTGGTCAATAAGAATCACCTGCCAACCGTGAACGGCAGCCGCAGCCATCGCTGCGTCCAGTGCCTGAAGTTCAGCGTCCATCACGCACCCACCCTTGCAACACTCAGCACTGGGTATGCACCAGTGACCACCGTCGTACTAAGCGCGCCGCCTGAGTTTTGACGAGCGTTCATTGTCACGATGTCGCCGCTAAACAGATACACATTGGTTGAGATGTTTAGCGATGTTTCGTTGGCAGGAGATGCGGCAACC